GATACAGTGGCTAGTCGTTCACCCGATATATCCGAGCGCACGATAATTGATTTATCTGGTCGCCTTTCTACATACTACGATTTAAACGGCAACGCCTTTGATATGGCTGTTGGTGGATTGCCATTTATTATGGCTGTAACAGATAGCACCCCTTACCGCCGACAGACTGCAGAGTTCCGTGTTCAGCGTGTAGACCAGATGCGTGACCCAGGTGAGCACACCCTTGGTGGCTCAGGCTATTGGACTCGCTCTCAATCATCATGGCATTATGGCGAGGGCGTTCTATTTGCTGAGCCAATGGAAGGTAATGAGAACGAAGTTCGTTTCCGCTACCGTGATTCTTATGGCATAGATGTATGGACTCCAGGTGAGATAAGCCTACTTAAAAAGACCACACTTGTTCAGGCTTTTACTGGTAAGTGCAAGATAGATACGGGTGCCAGCAGTGCAGGCGTTGCCTTCCTTGTAGCAACCGACATGGCACCACGCACCTCACAAACTACAGCAATGTATAAGATTACAAGTTCTGGCTCATCTACGCCTTTGGTTAACTTCTCATCATTTACTAATGAAACTATCCTTGCTACCACATCTGATGGCACATACATGTATGTTGCTACAACTGCTGGCATTTACGATGTTCAACTATCTGATGGAACCACCCATAAACATTATGGTTATGATGGTTTAACGGCATCAAATGTAGTTCTTAAGTATGCCAAGAATCGTGTTATTGCTGCGTTTGGATTTACTGATGGAACCTACTCAGCCTATGAACTTACATTTAAAGACCATGGTGGTGCACCTGTTGTCCAAATTAAACCAGGGATGACCGCTTCTCAAGGCGACCTTATTAACGGTTCAACTTTAATGCCTGCATTGTGGCAATGGGCAGGCATTACCGAAGGAACTAATGCTATCTACTTTGGTGGCTATGCTGGTGACCACTCTGCTATCTTTAAATTAGGAGTAGATAATACTGGTGCGCTTGGCACTATTATTACTGCTGCCACTATGCCACGAGGCGAAACTGTTTTATCTCTTTACTCATACCTTGGCACCTTCCTTATGGTTGGCACAAACAAGGGCGCTCGCATTGCAACGCTAGAGCAAAATGGTGATATGACATACGGACCATTGGTATTCCACAATGAGAACGGTGTCTATGACTTTGAAGGGCGTGACTCTTACATCTGGGCTGGTAACACCAACCAAGTAAATACCAACTCAGGCACTACACGCATTAACCTTGGTCAGCCACTTACTCTTATTGGTTATGCTCAACCTATCTCCAGTGGTGTATATGCCCGTGCAACTGATGCCTATGCAGATGGTATTTTTGGCACAGTAAATGCTGTTCGTATCTTGGGTAACAATAATCAGGTTGCCTTTGCGATTAACGGTTCAGGTATCTGGCTACAACACCCAACAGATTTAGTTGAATCAGGACAAATCCGTTGTGCTCGTATCCGTTATGACACCATGGAAAACAAAGCATGGAAGCGTATTCGTATCCGCACTAGCAACGATTTAGCAGGTGGTGATATTGAAGTCTATAAGATTGGTCCAACATCGGACACTGTTATCACTACGCTTTATGAAGGTAATAGCACTACCGCTGATATTGATTTAGGTGATGCTTATACAACAGCAGGTCCTGATGCATCGTTTAAACTTGCCTTTACTCGCAACTCTACAGATGCAACTACTGGTCCAGTAGTAGTAGGTATTGCTGTTAAGGCTTTGCCAACACCTACTCGTGCTCGTGTATTACAGATTCCATTGTTCTGTTACGACAAAGAAACAGACAAGACAGGCAACATGATTGGCTACGAAGGCTATTCAAGAGAGCGTTTAAACGCATTAGAAACTATTGAAGCCAACGGGCAAACAGTTGTTCTTCAAGATTTTAACCAAGGTGGAGAGCCAACTGAAGTCATCATTGACCAAGTTACCTTCACTCGCTCTACCCCTGCTAGTCGCAACTACACAGGCTTTGGCGGAATCATTACGCTCATAGCCCGAACTGTCGTATAAGGAGAATAATGTAATGACTGCCGCAAATTGGGCTGGACTAATAGTATCTATCATTGCAGTAGTGTCGGCATTTGCTGGCTCTGTTAGATGGTTAGTCAAGCATTATCTATATGAACTCAAGCCCAATTCAGGCACAAGTTTAAAAGATTCCGTTATTAGGTTAGAAGAAAAAGTAGAAATTCTTTACCAGATATTGATAAAAGGAAAAGACTAATGGCTCAAGTAGATGACTTCCTTGCTATAGCCAAGGCTGAAATCGGAACAGTAGAAGGTCCAAAAGAAAACGAAACTAAATACGGTAAGTTTACTAAGCATAACTTCCAACCTTGGTGTGGTTCTTTTATTATGTGGTGCTCAGCACAAGTGAAATACAAGATGCCTAATGTTGTATGGACACCAGGCGGAGTGGCTGCTTTTCAAGGGCTAGGTGCATGGAGCAATGCGGAAACCGCTAAGCCTAAGCCAGGAGACATAGTGTTCTTTGACTTTGTTGAAGGCGGAGCACCAGTAGAACATGTTGGTATTGTTGTCAAGGATAATCTTGATGGCACAGTTACAACCATAGAAGGCAACACTTCACCTGAAAAAAAGAAAGGCTCACAAGCCAACGGTGGACAGGTAGCGGAGCGTATCCGTGCCTACAAGAAAAACAATAAGCGCAAACTCACGCCTTATATCGTGGGATTTGGCAGACCGAAATGGAGTAATAAATGAAAGACCTAATTGAAAAACTAAAGGACCCAAAGACTAAGGCAGCCTTCAAGTCCTATCTTCGTGCAGTTCTTGCATCTGCTATCACCATGGGTATTGCCCTTGCTGCTGATATTGCACCACAATATGCAATCTTAATCGGTTCACTCGCAGCACCTGCTGCTAAGTGGGCAGACAAAACAGAAAAAGAATATGGACTAGGTTCCAAGTAGTAGTTTAAACAGATTAGCCCCTCGCTTTTTAGCGGGGGGCTTTTTTGTTTTCCCAATCTTTATTGTTCTGGGTCTTTAAGCGGTGGCAGTTGGCACATAGTGTCTGTAAATTTGTCATGTCATTGTTACTGTGGTCGCCATCTATATGGTCTACATCTAACTGGCTACGATGCTCGGCAACAAAGCCACACTCCTCGCAATGGAGTTTCTTAATCTTGTGATGGCGAGAGCGATACTCGTTGTATCTAGTTCTACATGCCCAGCCGTGTTGTTTCTTTTTGAGTCGAGTGGGTCCACATACTATGCAGATACCCCATCGCTTATCAGGATGCCTCAACAGCAACCGATGATGAGGCTTATCCTCCTGTTGAGTAGAAGCCTGAGGCATTGAACTTCACTGGTGGGCTACTCCAAATGCGAGACATCAGTTGACTGCAGCATGTGCACATAGGCGCATCAGCCTCGGCATGCATCGAACGCTCAATCTCCACAACAATCTCACATTGTGGACACTTGTATTCATACCTACTCACGAGTATTAAGAATCCTTCTTAGTGCGTTTAAACGGCGTAGTCTGGCTTGTTGCTCACGCTTTACTCCACGATTAAAAGCAAATCGGTAGAGTAAATAGTTCTCAATCAATACAATCAGAATTAAAATTAGTTTCATTATCATCCACTGGTGTCGGAACGGTAACCAATGCGCCACAGTCAGCACACTTAGCATCAGTAAACCATAGGCTTATGTCGTTATCCTCGAACATGCATCCAACTTGGAATACAAGATGCCCGCAATTCAAACAAACACTTGAAGGTATACCACGCAAGTTCACTTGGGCTGGCTTCGCTCGCCTCTTGACGAGTCTCGCTATTACACCCTTACGCTGCACGAACAGGAGTGTAGTAGCAGTTTAAACTACATGCTTGTAATTCTGCTTCGGCGTGTCGCATAATAGAGCAGACTTTGTGTAGTAGTCTCCTCTATTGAAAGGATAAACAATGACACTTGAACAAGTTACAGGTAAGAACTATGTCAGTCACTCAGCCCTAAATACATGGCTTAGTTGTGGCTGGCAATTCTATCTGTCAAGAATACAGCATGTTCCAGAGCAACCATCCTACTGGTTAGCAGGTGGCAAGGCAGTCCATGAGGCAACGGAATTATATGACCGTCTATACCATGGCACCGAGCAGCAAGACACCTTCTCATCACGAGGAGCATTTGAATCCAACTGGGAACTCAACTACAAAAATGCTGACAACGGCATGGAGTGGAGAGCAGGTGGTAGGGCTACTAAGGCTAATCCAAATAAAGAGGATGCAGCATGGTGGTTAGAAAATGGTCCGAAGATGGTGGATTTCTGGACACAGTTTAGACAAGACAGTGGCTTCAATATGTATCAGTTACCTGATGGCAGTGAGGCTATTGAAACAGAACTTAATCAGGAAGTCGGGGGAGTGCCACTTAAGGCTTTCCTTGACCGCCTTATGGTTGCACCGACTGGTGAGTTGATAGTAGTAGATATTAAAACAAGTTCTCGTGAACCTGCATCTCTTACTCAACTTGGTATCTACGCAATTCTTGTGGAGAAAACCTTAGGTGTTCGCCCAGCACTTGGCTCATACTTCATGGCTCGCACTGGGGAACTTACTGTTCCTCAATCATTAGACCGTTACACTGAGGCACGCCTCGGTTCATGGGCTAAGGGCTTTGAATTAGCCATGGAAAATAAAATCTTTATCCCTCAAGTAAGCACCATGTGTGGCACTTGTTCTGTCAATGCTGCATGTTACGCAGTGGGCGGTAAAGATTCTCACCTCTACCCTGAAATAACTATAGGAGAAAACAAATGAGCACAACGGAAGCAGCAATTCAGATTAACTTCAAGACAAAGCGTGATGGCATGTTGATTAACCTTCGTGCTAATGATGCTATTGAACTTGATAGTTTGTTAGATGCACTATCACAACGCCTTTCTACACTGATTGATTTAGAATCAACAGTTGAATCAATGGCACAACCATCAGCACCATCTGCACCTGCAGTTCCAGCAGCAATCGCTGCAGCATTTCCAGGCGCACAGGTAGTAGCACAGCCAGCAGTTGCAGGCTATAAGCCAGCAGGTGCAGCAGCACCAACTTGCACGGGTGGAGCATGTGGTGGACAGCCAATGCGTTTAGTTCCAGCAGGCATTGCTAAGGCAACTGGTCGCCCATACAAGGGCTTCTATGCATGTCCACTACCTCAGGGTCAGGCTTGCCAAAACAAGGTGCCTGCATAACCCATGCGTTTACTCAGCCGTGCTATTAAAACCGCATCACAAGGGGGAGCAACACTACCTGTAGTGTGGCAATCACTTGCAGCGCAACAAATAGCAATCCGTTACGGCGAGGTAAGCATGATTGCTGGACCACCAGGGGCAGGCAAGTCAACACTTGCTCTGTCCTTGGCGGTTCGAGCAAAAGTTCCAACCCTTTATATTTCTGCAGACACACACTCACATACGATGAGCCTTCGTCTACTTGCTTTGCTAACTGGCAAGCATCAGTCAGATGTTGAACCATTGATGGAACAAGACAGAGACTGGGCAGCACAAATGCTTAAGCCTGCTGACCATATTATGTGGGAGTTTGATTCATCCCCAACGCTTAAAGATATAGAAGATGCAGTCCTTGCATCTCGTGAGCGACTGGGCGAAGATGTGCGTTTAATCGTATTAGATAACGCAGTGGATGTAACGATGGACTCACAAGATGAGTGGGGTGGATTGCGAACCTTGATGAAAGAATTGAAATGGTGGGCTAGAGAAACTGGAGCAGCCGTTGTTGTGTGTCACCACACTAGCGAAGGCGTGCCAGGCAATCCATGTCCACCACAGAAGGCACTGCATGGCAAGGTGGCGCAGACTCCTTCGTTAATTCTTACCGTTCATAATCAGATTTCTACAATGGGAGTCTGTGCAGTTAAGAACCGTTATGGTCCTGCTGATGCAACTGGTGGCACACCAGTGTGGTTGTCGTATGAACCAGCATCAATGCAAATCAATGATGTTATTTCATACGAACCGATGCAGTTAATTTAGGAGAACACATGAGTAAGTGGGAACTTACAGTAGTTGAAAATGCAGGAGAAATCCCAGCATCAAAAGTCAAAGATGAGATTGCGATTGAAACAAAACCTCTCCTCATAGACATCAAGGCTCAGTTAATGATTGCTCAGCCTAAAACACTTACATACACCGTTGGTTGGAGGGCAATTGTTTGGCAGAATAAAGAGACTGGTCAGTTCAAAGACCTATCCGAAGCAGAGCACAATGAATATATTACAAGCGGGTCTATCAATCCCACAGGGGGAGATGGAAAAGATGGTAAACAAGATGAAGTTACCAGCGGAGATGAAGGAAGCACTGCTTGAAGAACTGCCTCAAGTGATTGAGCAGATGGAGGAAGTAGCCAAGAAGGTATACGACCCCCATCAGATATGGCTAGAAGCCATGCAGTTTGCAGATTATGTAACACAATTATCTATCCATCTTAAAGACGACCACGGTAGAGATTGCATACTAGACATAGCAGAGCAGTTAACTAACATGTCCAACTCGTTTAAACAAATGGGAGAGAACGCATTACGGGTTCTTGATGAAGCAGAAGGAGTGCACAATGGCTAACAGTAATCAGGAAACACTATCTCTTGGTTGGTGTGACAACGGTATGGTGGATGGCAAGTTTGCCGAAGGCATCATGTATACCACGGTGACTGCACCATCTCATAAGATGGCAATTAACAACGCCATCCGTGTTCAAGGTAATCAAATTGGTAGACAACGCCAAGCATTGATGGACATGTGGTATGACAAAGTAAAGACAGACTGGTTGTTATGGGTTGACTCTGACATTGTGCTTACCGCTGAGGTGCTTGGCATGCTATGGAAGATAGCCGATAAGAACACCAAGCCAGTTGTATGTGGCACCTACTTTATCTCCAAGCAAATGGAATCTTCATTGATGCAACCTATGCCTGCTTTGTTTACAGAGGTGAGTGAGTATGAAATTAAATACCTACACCCACTACCTAAGGATGAAGTAGTAAAGGTTGACTGTGCTGGTTTAGGTTTGACCTTGATGCATCGCAGCGTTGTTCCTAAGTTGCGTGCCGTATCGCCTGACTACTCAGTGTTTGCTGAGAAGGAAGGGCTGGGAGATAAGTTTGTTGGAGAGGACATCGTGTTCTTTCGTAACTTAAAGAAGGCAGGTGTTGATGTGTATGCACACACTGGTGCCGTTGTTAAACACATGAAGCGGTTTGCCTACGATGAGAACTACTACGCATTGTATTGGCAGGCTGCAGCAGCAGCAGAGAGGCAGACAAATGGCGACACAACAAGCGAGTAATAAGCGCAGGGGTGCAGCGTTTGAGATTGACCTTGCTGATTGGTTTATGCAGCAGGGTTTAAACGCACAACGCCTACCTCGTGCTGGTCGCAATGACATCGGTGATGTATTTCTACCAGCAGTCAATGACATTTATGTTATTGAAGCCAAGGCACCACGGCGTGATGGCAAGGTAGACCTATCGGGTTGGTTGCGTGAAGCGCACCTAGAGGCAGAGAACTACCGTAAGTCTAAGAAACTTGCGACTGCACCTACGCCATTGGTAATCATCAAGGCATCGAACAAAGGAATTGAGGATGCCTATGTTGTTCAAAGGCTAGGTGACATCCTTGCAAAACTCTAAGCATGACATCGTTAAAGTTCTTGAGCACTACGGTTTTGATATACCGCATGGAAGGCGTGGCTGGTTCACCCTACGCTGCGCTTTCCACGGTGATAGAGTTAAGTCTGCCCGTTTAAACATAGACAACGGTGGGTTTCGTTGCTTCGGATGTGAGATGGCTGGAGATGTGTATTCACTTATCATGAAGAAAGAAGGAGTTGGATTTAATGAGGCTAAGCAAATCGCAGAAGGAATTACTGGAGAAAGCAACGGAGAGTTACGCTCAAAACCTACAGGAAATCGTGCCGTATCTACAGAGCAGAGGTATCACGGAACAGACAGCAGTTATGTTTCGCCTCGGCTTCGTAAGAGAGCCTGAGATGGGGCATGAACCTTATGTTGGTAAGTTAGCAATCCCTTATCTCACACCAACAGGAGTGATTGACATACGGTTCCGCAGTTTAAACAGTGATGGTGGTCCGAAATATATGAGCAGACCAGGGGCTACGACTCACATCTATAACATCAGTGCACTTGGTAATGATTCAGATGTGCTTGCTATCTGTGAAGGTGAACTCGATACAGTTGTAGCAACACAAGCAGGGTTCAGTGCAGTTGGTTTGCCTGGTGCTAATAACTGGAAGTCCTTTTACAATCGTGTGCTTGCTGACTGGTCAAAGGTTATCTTGCTATGTGATGGTGACAATGCAGGGCGTGAGATGGCTAAGCATCTAAGTCGAGAACTCGACAATGTGTTCCCTGTCTTTATGCCTGAGGGTCAAGATGTTAATGATGTTTACCTGACCGAAGGTGCAGAGGGTTTGCGAAAGAGAGCAGGCGTTTAAACATGATGGTAAAGAACTCATCATTTGATTTGGACTTTGGCTTTGGTCGTAAGGGCGAACAATTAGTTGAGGCTTTACTAACAGAAGGCAAGACAGTAGAGGTTAAGCGTGACCGTAAGTGGTGGGCAACCAACAACATTTACATAGAGGTTGAGTGCTGGTTTAACAAGAGTAAATCTTGGGAGCCATCGGGTTTGATGGTTACTACTGCTGAGTATTGGGCGTTTGTCCTTGAGCGTGGAGTTGTAATGGTGCCAACAGACCATGTGCACTACGCAATCAGGGAGTTTGGCAGAGAGATTACCTGTGAGATACCTCCGAACTGGAGCAAAGGTTATCTAATTACTATTGAGGATTTACTAACAACAATGAAGGAACTTAAACATGAACAACAATAACGAATTGTTATGGGAAACTGTATACAAGGTGGCACGCTACAGTGCAACAAGATGTGTGCGTATCCATCGCAACCTCGTGACTGCTGATGATGTGTTCCAACATTTAAACCTATGGGCAGTGGAGCATTGGCACAAGATTGAGGAGTGGGAAGGGCAGGATTCTTTAGTGTTTAAACTGCGCCGAACATTTAACAACGAGAGTCAAAAGTTTGCAGCCAAAGAGCGTGCCTATAAATCTAAGTCAAGACCAGCCGATGCGTTCTACTACACACACGAGATACTTCAAGAGTTACTGCGTGATGTGTGGAACTATGAACAATGGGTATCCTCAGGCACGCCAGCAGATGCAGAGTTTATTAGTAAGACAAGTAAACCTAATGAGGGCATGAACAGAGAAGCAATGTTGTCAGATGTTAGCGGCTCGCTTGCCCGTTTAAACGACCAAGACAAAGACTTGTTGCGGCGTAGATTTGACGGCGGCGGCACAGACTTTGATGTGCTTGCCATTGAATACGGTGCAAGTGAGGAGGCATTGCGTAAGCGTGTGTCTCGTGCACTTACTAAGTTGCAAGACAGGCTAGGTGGGGAGCAACCTCAATGGAACAATCGTAGATACAGGAAACCTGATAATGATTAAACCCAGATACCAACGCATGAAACCATGGAACTGGATAGGACTGCCGTTGTATTACATTGGCATCTGTTTAAACGACATAGGGTATTATACTCACCTAGTTGGAGATAAAATAATTTGGTTTAAACGCAAGCAGATTGGATACATAGATAAATGATTATTGGTTTGAGTGGATACGCACAGTCAGGTAAAGATACAGTTGCTGAGTTGTTGTGTTTAAACTATGGCTATACACGGATGGCATTTGCTGACCCAATGCGTGATGCAATCTACACACTTAACCCTTATGTTGAAGGTGGCAATCGTGTTGCTGAATTAGTTGATGAGTATGGTTGGGATGTAGCCAAGGCTAACCCTGAGGTAAGACGATTGCTTCAAGTGTTTGGCACAGATGTAGGGCGTAAACAATTTGGTGATAACTTTTGGGTGCAACAAGCCTTTGATAAGTTAGAGTCCAGCAAGATTGTGTTTGCTGATGTTCGCTTCCCTAACGAGGCTAATGAAATCATCCAGTATGGCGGTCAGGTATGGCGTATCAACCGACACAATCATGCGCCTGTCAATGGACACAAGAGCGAACATGCAATGGATAACTTTATGTTTAAACATGTGTTGTATAACGATGGAACCATAGATGATTTGGCTGATGAGGTATTCATGTTGGCAAAGGAACTTAATCTTTGAGCGAAATAGAATTGTTTAAACAGAAGATAGATGCTGCGAAGATACCTGAGACAGATGAGTGGAGCAAGGGTTTAAACGCTGGTTTAGATTGGGCGTTACGAATACTTAATAAAGATAAATCTGCTTACTAAATACAGAAGCCCCGCAAAGGACTGGAACCCTGCGGGGCTTTTGTATGGGCACCTACTGCGTGCTTCCCCTTCACATAGGAGATGCCCAATGTCTATACTCTAGCACATAGTTGGACTGATACCTCGTGGGTCAGTGACCTGTAAGTTCATGGCTCGGCGTGCTGCTTGCCTACGAAATGGCGTAGTGCCACCCCACACCCCACTCTTTTCGTGGACTAGCCCCCACTCCAAGCACATCTCCATGACTGGACACTCGGCACACATGCGAGCAAAGATTCTCTCCTCCTCAGGGGTAAAGATGTCCTTGTCAGGGTAAAACAATTCAACATCTAACCCCTTGCATCCAGCACCTTCCGTAAGTTCAGGATTCCAGCGCAGTTTAAACACTTGTAATTCCTTACCTCGGTAAGTAATCTCTCGCTTCTCCATGATGCGGTGGTGTTTAATCTCCATGTTAATACCAGTTCTTTGCTAAGTGATGGGCGTATGCTCGGCAGATTGCGCCAGTCTTGCCATATTTTCTTTCGATGTAAGCAAGTCCAGCAACCACCTGTTTAAACCCATCTTTGGTTGGCTTAACTTTTATATTGACCCATGTTTCGGGCATGAGTTGTGCGATTCCCATGGCTCCGCCATTTTTATTAAGCGCAGCAGGTCGCCAGTTGCTCTCCTTCATCCACAATTCATAGAGGCATGGATACTGTTCGAGTTGGTTGCGTTCAGTTAATACTTGAATTGCATAGCGTTGGTATTCGTTGTGATAGTAGGCAATCACCTCACCTTTGGGTGGGTGTGAGATTATCTGCACTCGTGGATTAAGCACGAGAAAGATTCCGAGTATGGCTACTGTTGCAATCCATAAGCGAGCATGCGGGTGTATCTGTTTAAACATACTCAGCCTCCAGTTTTGTTCGGTCGCCACACACTCGGCTGATGAAAGCCAAGATGTCCTGCGGTATGTCGGTGTCATTGCCATGGCTATCGGATAGACCAAGCACAATCATATTGCCCACGATGGTGGGTGCGTTGCCAAACATGAAAGATAAGGCGCTCGCTACCGAATTTCTTGGCAGTTGTTTGAGCAATCCCTCCTCATTTACATAGCCTTGGCACACGCCTGCACCATAGAAGTCATGCATCCCGATGGGTTCGATGAGTCCATCCACTGCTGCTTGCATGTCGGAGAGTTGTTTAAACATCTTCTCCTCGTATGTTCCATCTGCATATAGCACTACACCTTTAGCCATTGTTGCTCCCCAATTTCTTTAGTTGTTGATTGCGTTGGCGCAACCATGCGTTCTCACTATTGAGTCGGATGTTTTCTTTGATTGCTAAGCCCATCACTGTGAGCGCACCCAATAGGGCGATGATTGTGGCAATGATGTCGCCTGTTCCTAGATACATACCAGTCCTTTGTTCTGTGTAGCCCAGTTGCTACATGTCCTAGGATTCCAGTTCGTTATGCATAAGTCAAGGATTTGCTGCGATAAATAAAAAGTTTTTTTGTTTAAACAAGAGGGTGCATCTTGTTAGTTTTATCCACCTCGTGGTGGATAAAACCATCCTATCAGATGTGTCAAGTCATCTGTTTAAACGCTTGACAATTAGCAGTCATCCAGGTAGAGTGCTAATCACCTACTGTTTAAACAATAGATGACACCAGAGTTCCAGGTAATAGTGTCCACTGTTTAAACGCTTGAAGATTGCCAGATTCCAGGTAAAAAAAATAACCCCGCCGAAGCGGGGCTATTTTTATCAGTGATGCAGGTGCGCTCTCACTGAAACCTAGAAGTCGAGAGTGTCCTCGCCTGCCCAGTATCTATCAATCCAATCATTGCGATGGTGCTTGGTTGGTCTGCCATCATGCATTGCATAACTGCGCCAGTGATTGGTATACATTTGTTTAAACGGTGTGAAGTTCTGATGCTCCACAATCTTGCCGTTCTTAACCTTGAAGTATTCACCCTCGGCTGCGGTGTATTCCCAATCAAGGTCTGAGTCCAGCATTACTGCTGCGTTCTCGATGGTCTCTTGAGTCGAGCCGTAAACCAGCGAACCTGATTTGGTTTGCCCAATCCATAAAGGCGATGAGTTGACACGAGCAAGATGCAGTGTGTTGCCATTGCCTTGCTCAATCCAAGCCAGTGCAGCGGTGCCTTGCACACGAGACAATACCTCGGTGATAGGCGCTGATGTAAACGCAATCAGTGCTGCGACTGCCTCGCTGTCAACCTGACCGTGGCGCTTGACCTTGAGTTGTTTAAACAACGAGTCGTCATTGGAGATGTGCCCGTTGTGTGTCAACACAATCTTGCCACGAGGGATTGGATGGTTGTTGTTGTTGTTGCTTGGCTGACCTTGAGTTGCCCAGCGTGTATGCAGGATGGCGGTCTGTGCGTTTAAACATAGGCGCTTGCCTGCATCTGTTGTTAAGAATTTAGTTGCAGCCAGTGGCGCTTTGGTGATTACCCGATTGCCTGACTTTGGGTTAATCCATGCTGCACCAGTTGCGTGATAGCCACGATGCTCGATGTCCATGAGCATCTGCGCTGCAAGGTCGGTCTGATTCTGATTGTGCTTTGGGTTAAGG